ACCAGCCAGCACAGCGAAAGCGACCTAGACGGCAAGGTAGTCAGCGCGTGGAGCCTTGGGTGCCTCTGTGACCTTCACCCGCGCTATATGCCACTGAACAAGTGGAACATTGGATTTGCCAAAGTGGATTTAGACAACGAAGGACGCTTTGAGGTAAGCAATTACCGCATCGTGGACGGGAGGATATACGCATGACCAAAGATGAACTATGGACGGCGTTCGTGAAAAAGAATCCCGCATTGCTTGCGGCGAATGTCACGTTTTCCGCCGCAGGGGTTCGCAAGTTCTTTGACCGCACTTTTGAAATTGCGCTGGATGAAGGCGAGTATGACACTATTAAAGGAGAAGCGAGTCGCACGCCCAATCCAATAGACTCCATGCCGGATTTCCTCAAACAATTCCTAAGGCAAAAGCCATGAACGAACCGGGACTACCAGAAGCAATTACAGCGGGTTCAATCGTTCTCGCCGTGTTCGTCGTCGGCAATATGATTTTCCGCATCGGCAAAAGCGGACGCAAGCGAAACAAAAGGCGCAAGCCGCTTCCATGACTCGCCATGAACGAAGCCGCAGAACAAGCACTAAGGAAAGCCGCAGACATCCTAGGCGAGCACTTCCTTGAGTTCGTCATTGTCTGCGCGCAAAAGCAATCCCGCGACCCGATACTAGAGCACAGCGGCAGTATCTTCGCAGCACAAGGCCTAGCGGAAGCGGCGGCATACAAGCTCGACGTGCAAAACATTCCAGACACAGAAGATGACGAGGACAGCGACAACGAAGGCTGGAAAAAAGACGACGGCGACGACTTCACAGGCGGCGACCCGAAAGTGAAAGCGTAAATCACAATGAATCAACGATCAGAAAAAGAGATTGATAGGATGCGCGAATTATTTGCATCCATCGGCGTAGGCTTAGAGCCGTGCAATAGCGTGCGATCAGCCGCAATGACAGCCGAAGGAGATTCGGCTAGAAAAACATTCAAAACATCCGACGCTTGCGGAAAGCTAATTTACCCATCTGAGTCGGAAGCGATAAGAGCAATAAAGTCACGTAAAAAGCGCGGAGCGGGCGCACTTAGGTGCTATAAATGCGAGGGATGCAGGGGCTATCATATATCCAGCTATTTTGCAAAGCGGTGAACTTTAGCAATGGCCTGACTTAATTCAAATCACAAACACGCCCGCCGATTCCCGCTCCTGCTCGAGCCTCGCAAGAAAAGCATCAGCGCGATGTTGCGCCTCCGCTTCATCCGCAAGCTGGTCAAGCTCAGCATCGGTCAACGTGTCTGTCATAACATCGAATGGAATATCCATTTGCGTTGATAATTAACGCGAAGATTGTTATTGTCAATCCGATAATGTAATTGACTTGCGTTAGTGTTTCGTGCATAGGAACGCGGAAATGGCCGTTCAAACCTTAATGCAGATGCCCGACGTTATTGAGTGCGGCGATACGCTCCGCGTCCAGCTTGGTTTCGGCAACTATCCGCCCGGATCGTATTCCGCCGCACTTAAGTTCAACATCGCAGGCACAGCGCCAACCAGCGTTGCTGGCACGGCGGCAACTAGCACGGATTTCCTTTTCGTTCTTTCCGCCGCAACTAGCGCGGCAATGGCGGCGGGAAGCTACGACTACGCGATCCGCGTCACGGAGACATCCAGCGGGGAAACAGCGACAGCGCAGACGGGCACAATCACGTTTCTTCCGAACCTTGGTGCAACGCTGACAAAATCCACGGTTGAACAGCAATACGACGCTGCAAACACCGCGCTTCTCTCATTGCTGGCAAACAAAAACAGCAGCGTTTCGTTTAACGGACAATCTTTCACGAAGGAAAATCAAATGTCGCTTGTCGGCATTATCTCGCGCCTCAAAGCAAGGCTAGACGCCGAACGCGCAGAGCAAGCCGGACTGCGCGGACAAGGCAAAACGCGCTCAATAGCTCCATACTTCCAATAATATGCCAGCCAAAACGAAAACTCGACAAGTCAAAGTGACGGCAGCGCAGGAAAAGCCGCTTGTGCGCGACTATACCGCACTCATGGCGCAGCTTAAAAAACTTTCGCCGGATTGGAGCGTGAACAATATCTCAATGGAGTCGGATATTTTGGCGAATCAGTTGGATTTGCTGAATTACTCCCGCGACTTGTGGAAAACCAACCCATATTTGCAAGCCTACGGCGACGAAATGGCGGTAAATGTCCACGGGCCGCAAGGCATCCGCCTTCGCATGAAGATTCAAGAGGAGTCGGATCGCGTAGTTCACGCCACCGAGGAAAAGGAAAAGATTCGCGGTCATTGGCAGCGTCGGGATCGCGTGAACAAGCATCTTGTCAAGAAAGGCGAGCGCCCGATTTTCGTGAAGCCATACGAAGAGAAGCGCGACAAGGCGACAATCAAAGCAGGAGCGCCCGACATCTTTGCAAATACCTACATTGAACGCGCATGGCTGGATTGGCAGCGCAAAGAAAACTGCACCATCACCGGGCGACTTAGCTACAACGAAAGCCGCATCCTGCGCCTCCGCTCGTGCGCCCGCGACGGCGATCACTTCATCCGATTTCTCCGCGACCCTAGCTACAAATACGGAATAAAGATTCAGCACATCAACACGGAGTGGTGCGATTGGAGGTTGAACCAAAAGATAGCGCAAGGACAACCCGGCGCAGGCAATACGATCCGCATGGGCATCGAATACGACGCCAGCGGACTTGTCCCAGTTGCGTATCACTTCCGCCGTCCGTCGTTCAACCAATGGCAAGGCGTTGTGCCCGTGTCTTACGGCACGAACGGCAAAGACACGCACGAACGCATTTTAGCCGACGATATTATCCACTACGCGAAGTTTGACAACAACTCCGACATCAGCCGCCCCGTTCCTTGGGCGACGGCGATTATGAGCAATGCGCGCCAGTTCCAGAAATACACGGAGGCGGCAGTTGTCGCGGCGCGCGTCGGCGCGTGCTCCACTACTTTCTTTGAGTCTGAACTAGGCGGCGAAGATGGAGTCAGCGCGGCAACGCCTGACCCGCGAGACGTGAACGCGCTAATGATGCAAATGAACCCCGGCGCAATGATAGGACTGCCGCCGGGAATCAAAGCGAAGATCAACAACCCAAACAATCCAAACCGTGCTTTTGGCGAGTTCCGCAACGAAAGCCTGCGCGAGTTCTGCGCTGGATTGCCGGGCGCGTCGTTTCCTGTCATCGGCCAAAACTACGCCGAGATAAATTTCAGCGCGGGAAGATTAGATCGTCTTTCGACAACTGGCGCGTGGCAGATGCTCCAAGAGTTTGACATTGAAATGGCCGAACGCCGCATCTTTGAAGAGTGGCTAAAAATGGCACTCATCACGCAAGCCGTGAAATTGCCAGTCTCCAAGTTTGAGAAGTTCAACAAGCCGCATTTCCAAGCGCGACGTTGGCCGGGCGTTGACCCGATGAAGGAAGTCAACGCAGCAGCCTCCGCAATCTCCAATAAATTCACCTCGCGCACCGCAGTCATTGAAAGCGGAGTGTGCGGCGAGAGCGGCGACTTTGAAGATACCATCATCCAACTGGCCGAGGAAGAAATGATGTTGGAAAGCCTTGGTATGTCGTCCGCTACCACGGCGGACACAATGGAGCAATCCGATAAACCCGCAGAGGAACTAGACGATGAAGATTCAACCGCCACTGAACCAAAACCGAAAGTCGAAGAACAAGAGGAAGATTAAATTTCAGCCAATCCCGAAACCATTACTCACGCAAGAAACCAAACTCCTAACACGATGAAAACTCTCAAGATTCCAAACCAACTATTCCGCGAAGGGATGTCACAAGTTGACAACGGCACTTTGCGATTGAGTATTTGCAGCGATCAACCGTATCTCCGCTATAATTGGGCAGACGGCGAGCAATACTATGAAGTGCTCGATCACAGCGAGGGAAGCATTGACTTGTCCCGACTTAGTAACGGCGCGGCATTGCTGTTCAATCACAAGCGCGACATTCAAATCGGCCTCATTGATTCGCCCTCGATTGAAAACGGGCGTTGCTATGTCAATGCCAAGTTATCAAACGCGCCCGATGTTGCCAGCTACAAGACTCGCGTTGAGGAAGGCATCTTGAAAGACACATCCATCGGCTACGAGGTCACGGACGATGGCACGCAGATTGGAGAGATTGACGGCATACCAGCATACAAATTCAAGTTCGCCATTCACGAAGCATCCTTAGTGACTATTCCCGCCGATCCTACTGTGGGACTTGGACGTTCGCGCAGCGAAGAACCGAAGGGCGGACTAAAAGAAATCAGCATCGGCGTGAAAAAGGATATTGACTTAACGCAAGTAAGTTGCAATAAGCCGTCCATGACCAAGGAAAACGAAGTCGCAGAAACTCCATCGGAAATACCCGCACCCGTCGAAACTCCCGCGCCCGAAGTTGTGGAAACACCTGCGGAAACGCCCGTTGAGACTCCCGCGCCAGAACCAACCGCAGAGGAAGTGAAAGCAGCCGCCGTGACTGGCGAACGCACCCGCGTTGCTGAACTCCGCAAGTGGGCAAAAGACATTTCCGCGTTACG